GTCTTTGACCTCGAAAACTATATCTCCGCAGAGTTTGCCCGCAGGATCGGTGCTGCAGAGGAGGAGGCTTTCCTGACCGGCGACGGAAGTAAGAAGCCCGAAGGCGTATTCACCAAAGTGGCAGCAACCACTGATGCGCTTACCACGATCAATGACGCCTCTAAGATCAGCTTCGAGGACATTATGGATCTGTTCCATAGCCTCCGCAGCGTTTATAGGAACAAGGCCATCTGGATTCTCAACGACACTACGATCAAGGCACTGCGCAAGATCAAGGACAATACCGGAAACTTTATCTGGCAGCCCTCTGTTGTTGTCGGGCAGCCGGACACGATCCTGAACCGTCCTTACCGTACATCCATCTACGCGCCTGAGCTTGCTGCAGGAAATGTGCCGATTCTTTTCGGCGACTTCAGCTATTACTGGATCGCTGACCGTCAGGGACGCTCCTTCAAGCGTCTGTCCGAGCTCTATGCAGCGAATGGCCAGATCGGCTTCCTCGCTTCTGAGCGTGTGGACGGCAAGCTCATCCTTCCGGAGGCTGTAAAAGGACTCGCTGTCAAAGGTGCGTGATCATAACAAATTGACCGCTGTCCGCAGGGATGTTTTCTCTGCGGGCAGCTTTGCTTAAGGAGGCGGACATGGAAATCACACTGGAAGAAACAAAGGTATATCTCCGCGTCACATCTTCCGATGAGGATGAGCTCATTGAAAGCCTGATTGCTGCCGCCACCAAGCAGGTGCAGGACATCACAAGGCAGACGGATGATGAGTTCATGGCAAATGAAGAAAAAGCACTGATCCGTATTCGTGTGGCCATACTTTACACCGTAGCCTATCTGTACGAGCACAGAGAGGAAGCTGATCATCATGCGTTAAACATGACACTCCGCGATCTTCTCTTCGGCACCCGGAAGGAGGGCTTCTGATGAACATAGCGGCTATGCGGGTGCGCGTCACCTTTCAGAAAAACGCGGTCACCGTGGATAAATACGGAAACCACAAGACCGGCTGGACGGACTACTTCTCCTGCTGGGCGACTGTAGGCTCTAATACCACGATGACAGGCACAGGAACAGGCTCTGAAAGCACGGGTGTGGTTATCCGCGCTGAAGAGTCCCTCGCATTCACCTGCCGCTACTGCTCTGAGCTTGCGGCTGTGGAATCGACAAAATACCGGATCATCGCGGAAGGTCACACCTACAACATCACCTATGTGAATCCGATGGGCTATAAGCATAACAGCCTGAAATTTAACTGTGAGCTGGAGAAAAAATCATGAGCCAGAATGTATCAATCGATCAGATGAGTGATGCCATTATGGAGGAACTCGAAAAATATGCCGCCCTTGCTGCAGACGAGCTGAAGGCCGCTGTCAAGGAAACTGCTACTTCTGTTCGCAAGGATATACAGGCAGGCGCTCCGGTTGACACTGGCAAATACAAGAAAAGCTGGTCAGTCAAAAACGTCCATGAGAGTGCAGAGAGCATTGACCTTGTGGTGCATTCAAGGAACCGCTACCAGCTGGCGCACCTCTTGGAGCATGGCCACGCCAAGCGAGGCGGAGGCCGCACACCGGCGCAGCCTCATATTGCTGCCGCTGAGGAGCGCGGAAACGAAAAGCTCGTAAAGACCATCGAACAGAAACTGAAAGGCGGCTGATATGACATACGACGAAGTAATCACCATGTTAGAGGAAGCCGGGCTACCGCTCGCCTACGACCACTTTGCCGAAGGTGAGTCGCCAGACCCGCCCTTCCTCGTTTTTCTATATCCGGGCTCTGACAATATGTTCGCGGATGACACGGTGTTCCAGAAGATTGATGAGCTGAACATCGAATTATACACGGACGCAAAAGATCCGGAGACAGAAACACATATCGAGGACATCTTAATCGCACACGACCTGCCTTATGAGAAATCAGAGGTGTGGATCGAGTCGGAGAAGCTGTACGAGGTCTTATATCAAACACAGATTATAGGAGGATAAACGACTATGGCTAACAAGAAGAATAAGGTCAAATTTGGCCTGAAGAACTGCCACTATGCTATTGCTACGCTTGGCGAGGACGGTACCGTCACTTTTGCAAAACCTGTGGCGATGCCCGGCGCAGTCTCCCTCTCACTTGACGCGGAGGGCGATAATGAACCGTTCTATGCGGATGACTCCGTATATTACATGGTCTCCAACAACAACGGATATTCCGGCGACTTTGAGCTGGCGCTGATTCCGGAGAGCTTTCTTACAGATGTCATGCACGAGACCGAGGATGCCAATGGCGTCATCGTGGAGAACAAGGATGTGGAGCCGGAGCACTTCGCACTGCTCTTTGAGTTTTCCGGCGACCAGAGGAAGATCCGCCACTGCATGTATTACTGCAGCGCGACCCGTCCCTCCGTTACCGGCAGCACCAAAGAGGACTCTACTGAGGTGCAGACCGAGACGCTCTCACTTACGGCATCTCCGCTTCCTTCCGGTATCGTGAAGGTCAAGACCGGCACCAATACCACGGAGGCAATCTACACCGCTTGGTATGACTCGGTATATGAGCCGTCTGCAACACCGGCTACCGGTGAGTAAGGAGGCGCAATATGGCTGTAACAAAGACAATCGAGGTTGACGGCAAGGAGGTGCAGTTTCGCGCCTCTGCCGCCATTCCTCGCCTATACAGAAATAAGTTTCACAGGGACATTTACAAGGACTTAAACGAGCTGCAGAAAGGCATCGACGAAAGCGACGCAGAAAGCTCCACTCTGGATACCTTTTCTCTGGAGCTTTTTGAGAACATCGCATGGCTGATGGCAAAGCACCAGAATCCTGATGTCCCAAACTCTCCGGAGGAATGGCTCGACGAATTTAACACCTTCTCCATCTATGAAATTCTCCCGCAGATCATTGAGCTGTGGGGACTCAATGTGGAGCAGCAGGTGGAATCTAAAAAAAACATCATCAGACAGAGCGAGAAATGACAACCCCGCTCTTTTTACTGCGCTGCGTCCAGATCGGACTGTCCATCAGTGAGCTTGAGCTTCTTACGATAGGCACCGTGAACGACATGTACGCAGAAATGAGCAACGACGATTTTGATTATCCAGAGCTGGCAACTCAGGAAATGATGGATCGATTTTAACAGGAAGGAGGTCAATCGCATGGCTGACAGAATAAAAGGCATAACCGTGGAAATCGGCGGCGATACGACCGGCCTTTCCAAAGCCCTCTCCGGCGTCAATAAGGAAATCAAAAGCACCCAGTCGCAGCTAAAGGATGTCAACAAGCTCCTAAAGCTCGACCCGACAAATACCGCGCTGCTTGAACAAAAACATAAGCTCTTAAAGCAGGCTGTCTCTGAAACAAAAGACAAGCTCACACAGCTGAAGTCCGTGCAAGACCAGATGGATGCTGGACTCAAAAACGGTACCGTCACCCAGCAACAATACGATGCATGGCAGCGTGAGATCGTAGAGACAGAAAACGAGCTGAAGAACCTGCAGAAGGAACTGGAAAACTCCTCCACGGCGATGACGAAAATGACTGCCGCCGGAGAAAAGCTCCAGTCTGTGGGTGATAGCATTTCCGGCGTGGGAAAGAAAATGCTTCCTGTGACGGCAGGCATTACGGCTCTTGGGACAGCCGCTGTCACGACCGCTGCGAACTTTGAGTCCTCCATGTCGCAGGTGCAGGCCACGATGGGCATTACCAAGGACTCCATGTCCGAGGTGGATGGACAGTCGGTCAATACGATGGATGCCCTTACCGCCCTTGCCAAGGAGATGGGTGAGACTACGGCTTTTTCCGCTACCGAGTGCGCCGAAGCACTTAACTACCTCGCGCTTGCCGGATACGACACACAGGAAATGATGGACACGCTGCCGACTGTCCTCAATCTCGCAGCAGCTGGCGATATGGAGCTTGCTGAAGCCTCCGACATGGTGACAGACGCTATGTCTGCTCTCGGTATGGAGACTTCCGATGCGGATGTGATGGTCGACCAGATGGCAAAGACGGCGTCCAGCACCAACACCTCTGTTGCACAGCTTGGCGAAGGTATCCTGAAGATCGGCGCGACCGCAAGGAATGTAAAAGGCGGCACGGCAGAACTGAATACGGCTCTCGGCATCCTTGCCAATAACGGTATCAAGGGTGCCGAGGGTGGTACGCATTTAAGAAACGTTATCCTCTCCCTGCAGGAAGGTTGTGAGGACGGCGCGATTGCCGTGGGCGATATGTCCGTTCAGGTTTATGACGCAGAGGGCAATATGCGCTCCCTTAACGACATCCTCGGCGACATGAACACGGCGATGGATGGCATGACCGCCGAAGAGAAAAACAACATCATCAGTAAGATTTTCAACAAGACAGACCTTGCCTCCGTAAATGCGCTCCTTGCCAACACGGGTGATACTTGGGACGACTTACAAAACTCCATCACCAATTCCGCTGGCGCGGCGCAGCAGATGGCGGACACGCAGCTTGATAACCTGCAAGGACAGCTGACACTGTTAAAGTCCGCCTTAGAGGGACTTGCCATTTCCATTGGCGAGATACTGATGCCTTACATCAAGTCCATCGTTTCCCACATACAGAGTTTCGTGGACTGGCTCAATAACCTCGATGAGCGGACGCAGAAGATCATCGTAACCGTGGCTCTGGTGGTGGCGGCTATCGGCCCGGTATTGATCATCGTGGGCAAGGTCATATCCTCGGTCGGAACGATCATGACCATTGTTCCGAAAGTCGTATCACTTATGGGAACGGTCAAGACCGCGATGGCAGGACTGAACGCCACAATGGCGACAAACCCGATAGGCCTGATTATAACAGCCATCGGACTTCTGGTGGCTGCCTTCATCTACCTGTGGAACAACTGCGAAGGCTTCCGGGAGTTCTGGATCAACCTCTGGGAGAAAATCAAGGAAGTCGCCATTACCGTATGGACGGCGATCAAGGACTTCTTTGTCACCATCTGGGAGGCGATAAAAAACACCTTTACCACTGTGGTAAATGCGATCAGCAGCTTCCTCTCCTCAGCTTGGAACGCGATAAAGACGACGGTCGAAACGGTGATGAACGCCATCAAGACGGTCATCTCCACCATCTGGAATGCGATCAAGACCGTATTTGAGACTGTATTCAATGCCATAAAAACTGTAGTAACCACTTATTTCAATATCTATAAGACGATCATCGAGACCGTCCTGAATGTGATAAAGACCGTGGTGACTACTGTTTGGAATGCGATAAAAACGGCTGTAGAAACTGTCGTGAATGCCATAAAGACAGTCATCACCACGGCTTGGAATGCCATCAAGACTACGACCTCTACGATTTTCAATGCCGTAAAGAGCGTGGTCACTTCCGTATGGAACGGCATAAAGAGCGCGGTCATGAATGTGGTGAATACCATGAAGTCCGGCATCAGCAATGGCTTCAATGCAATAAAGAGTACAATCTCCAATATCGTAAACGGGATCAAAAATACGATCTCCAATGTGTTCAATACGATCTGGAGCACCGTTTCCGGCATTGTAAATAAGCTGAAATCGGTATTCAACTTCAGCTGGAGCCTGCCGAAGATCAAGCTGCCGCACTTTTCCATAACAGGCAGCTTTTCGCTGAACCCGCCGTCCATACCGCACTTTTCTGTGGACTGGTATAAAAAGGCAATGTCCGGCGGCATGATCCTAAAGGACGCGACCATCTTCGGCCAGAGCGGCGGCACATTGCTTGGCGGCGGCGAGGCCGGTGATGAAGCTGTGGTCGGTGTGAGCTCTTTGCGCTCCATGATTCAGGATGCAGTAAGCAGCGCAACCCTCAGCGTTTCCGGCGACCAGCCTCTCATCAATATCGAGGAGATGAGCGTCAGAAGCGACGATGATATCCGGAAGATTTCTCAGCAGCTTAATACTCTGCTTACAGCCGGACGCAGGGCGAAAGGACTGGTGTAATATGGGATTTTCATTTAACGGAACAACCTCCCAGTCTATGGGACTTGCGACAAGGATTACAAACGAATATCGGATGCCGGAGCTTCGGAACAACACGATCACCATGCCCGGACGACACGGCGTATTTGATTTCGGAGAAACGGTATCCGAGCGAAAGATACTGATTTCCTGCTTTATTCCTCCGGGAAAGACAGACGCGCAGTTTCTATCAAAGAAGGACGATATTATCGAGTGGCTCAATCCGGACAACGGCCTCTGCCAGCTCATTCTGGATAAGGAGCCGGGACGAGTGTATGAAGCAAGGCTTACGTCCGGATTTTCCTTTGACCGGGCAGTTCGTAATTCCTGCACCTTCGATTTGGAATTTTTCTGCCCAGACCCTTATGGCTATGCCATATCGGACGAGACCTTTGATTTTGCGGAAGCCGGAACCTTTACCGCTTCCCGCGCTCTTGGAAATATCGAGTCCTATCCGGTCTACTCCTTAAAGGGTGTGATCCCTTCCGGGACGGACTCGTACATCTCCATAACCACAAATGGCAGCGAGCTTCGGA